TCATCTTCATCAAACTGTGGCGGCTGACCTGCTTCATCCAGTAAAGAAATCAGCTGTGTTTTTACCGCCTTTGCTGCAATGCGAATTGCCATTGCCATTGAATCGTTATCAAACGTGGTAGGAATACGGCGAATCTTGCGGAACTCGTCGGTTGATAAGTCCGGCCAGCCTGCACCCGCAATTAGCGTATTGTCATCAGTGTTAGGTTTGCCACCAAAGCTCATCACATCACCTACATCGCATCAAAGAAAATCGGGTAAGGGTTAATTGGTGTCGACGGTTATTGTTTTCCATTGCTGGGCAACACCTCGGCCAAAAACCCTTGGGGGGTTGGGAGTCTTTATGATTCCGTTAACGCACGTATGCGCATATCAATTTTTTCGATCAGGGTTCTCACCCCAATTTTGTTGTTGAAGCTATTAGCCTCAAACAGTAATTTTTGAGCCTGTTCTAACCTTTCCACATCATCAATGGCACTGGCTAAAGGCTTACCGTTCATATCTCGAATTAGAAGCAAGCCGCAGAATTTGAACCATTTGGCAGTTAACTTTTCATTAAGGCGCCACTCTTTACGAACTTTCTCAAATATGCTGGAACAGTACGGCTCTACACTGTTGCCCTGCTCGGCCTGCTTTTCACACCAAACCAGCACACTATCGGCAATAAAATGCGGCCAATTTCGCTTCACGTTGTCGGGTGTTGGTTGCTCCTGCTCAATACAGAGCAATGCCCATTCAATTGCCTGGTCAAATTGTTCTGTGTCGAACAACCAGATCACCACATGAGCAAACACCTGATTGGTGAACACATCCTCCTCTTCCAAATACCGCTCAACATAAGGGCGGTACTTTGGCAGCAACTCATCACGCTTCATGGTGATTTTGTCTGCTATCCGGTCTAGCTGCTTCAGGCGCTTGATATCTTCTTCAAGGGCTATCATCTGAAGATGCAGGCTAGAATGTTCGGGAGCGATGCCGGATTCTTTGGCCCTTCGCACTTGGCGACGGGCCTGCTTTATTTCTTTATCGCGGCGACATGGGGAAGCCATACGTTATTCCGCTGGTTTAGCGCCGATATGCACTTTCTCTTCATCGAAAGAGGCATACGCTTCAAAGTTACCGATGGCATAGCCTTCCCAACGCAAATAGCTGTTCTCGAACGCTTTGCGATCTTCTTCGTGCTTCGCCTTGCGGTGACGCGTGTTTTTCTGGGTATAGATATGCAGATTCTTCGGAATGGTTACCGTCATACGTTTACCAGGGAAGAACGGCGGAACAATGGCAGGACGGCCAGCAATAGAGAACGGCAAATGCTGCGCTTCTTTCTTCTCGCTTGGGGTGTCTGCTTTATCGTAAATACGTGCCGATTCTTCAGCAATCAGATCAGAACCTACCAGAACACGTAAACCAGGATGATTACGGAACTGTGCCGGAATGTAGTTGTTGATTAAATCCGATGCCATTGCATCTAGAGTTTTATAATCGCCTTTTCCGTCGCCATCTAAATACACATCAAGGGCACAAATTTGGTCAGGATCGTTTTCTTTAACGATTTGCTGCCAGCCTTTGTTGACGTCTTCACCATTCGGGTTGGTATCTGGGTCTGTGGTTTCTGCCACTGACGTACCATTGAAGCCGACACGGATCATATCCAGTGCAAAGGCCATATTGGCGGATTCGTTCAGCAACTTCATGAACTCGCCATTACTGCCCGAGTTTGCCCAAACACTCAAGGTGTCCCAGGTGATTGAACAATTGGAATCTGTTTCAGTCAGCCTGTATTCAAAGCCATCGGGTGATGCTTCTTTATTGAAACGACCACCTTTTTTACGACCTGAATGCAAACCAAGGGCACCGATTTCAACCACTTGCCCAGTAATCTGGTCAACATCGACAACCGTAATAATGTTTAGAAAGGCGACAGACTCCAGCAGTGCTTTACGCAGTTGGGTTTCTTTCGGGCCAGTGATTGAAAAAAGCTCACCAACCGTTGTTACGCCATAAGATTTGGCCAGCTGTTGGCTGTAGTGGTTTAAGTTTGCGCGAGCAAGTTGATTCAGTTGCATGGTCTCTCCTTAAACCAGTGAATTTGTGTCGAAGCCGTCAGAACCGCCTGATAAATCAGGACGCTGGCCGTCACCTTCTTCCAGTAACTTACTGAACTGCTGCCGCATAGCCGTTTGGCCCTCGGTCAACTTCGTCAACGCACCCGTTAGTTCGCTGAACTGCTCAGGCGTGACTGAACCTTCACCGTTTAGCTTCTCATCAGTTGCAGGCTTTATTTCAGTAGACGGTTGTTCACCACCTTCATCGCCAGCACCTTCGCCACCTTGTGAAAAGTGGGTTTTCAATGTTTCTTGTAGCGCAACCTGACCTTGTGCCAACGTAGTTAGCGTACTTGTCAGTTCGCTGAACTGTTCCTTGTCCATGGGTGAATCATCCTTTTGGTTGCTAGAACCTTTGTCTTTAGAGAACAAATTAAATAAACGACGAATGCCGCCTGTTTCTTCGTGCAGCTCATCCATGACTAGCAGTTCAGGCTGTGCATACATGCAATCGTTAGAGTTCGAAAATAGCTTTATCCGATCAGTGCCAAGGCTTGCTGGCTGGTCGGTAATAGCTAATCCCGAGAGATAGGGTTTGCCTGTATTGGCAAAATTCGGCTTGATTTCAATGGAGGTGTAAACTTTCTGGTCTTGCTGGTTAAATTCAACCATCATCATGTTTGGTGCCAACACAGCAAATAAACGCATTAAGCCATCTACTTCTTCAGCCTTCGCTTCCAGCACATCACCACATGCATACCAACGCCAATGTTCCGGCCAAATACGAGCGCCATAAACATCAAGGTTGTATGTTTCAGCCATATCAACAAGGTCTTGCTTGCTGATTTCGCGTCCATCAATGGTGTCGCCTTCCGTGGCGACCCGGATCCATCCGGTTTTCAGCTTCCCTGCCATATGTCTTCCATGACTAATTTTGTTCAATTGAATATCAAGTCAAGGCAAGAATACGCATTTGACCAAGCACGTGCATTCAGTTCTGTTCTGACAAATTCGGATTTTTGCATTATCCGAAACCACCCGAACAGTATTGCGTCATTTGAGGTTTTTGCGGTTGTATGATTGCGGCATGGCATATTCTCCCGAAATCCGCGAAGCGGCCAAACGCCTCTATTTACGGCGTTGGACACCAGATGAAATACGATGCGAACTTGAGCTGCCAAATGCTCGGGTGATTTACTACTGGGCTGATAAATACAGCTGGCGTGATTTATTGCGTGAAGAAGAAGTGGACGAGGCTATTTCACGCCGAATCGTGATGCTTACTGATATCCCTGAAAAATCGACAAACCAGATCAAAGAACTCGACATGCTGATTGAAAAGCATGTAAAGCTGAAGAAGCAACGAGCCCAGGAACAGAAAGCCAAAGCTCAACCAGCTGATGGTGATAGCGAAACTGGGAGCAATACTCAGAGTCAGAACCAAAGCGGCAAGTCGAGTAATAAGAAGAAAGGTAAGAAGAAAAAGAACGATGTTAGCCAGCTGACAGCATCCGACTTTGATGGATGGAACGATAGCCTGTTCGACTATCAGCATGAAATGCGTAACAACCTCCATCAGCGAACTCGAAACATTCTGAAATCACGCCAGATTGGAGCAACCTATTACTTTGCAGGTGAAGCGCTCGAAAATGCAGTACTTACTGGCGACCCGCAAATATTCCTTTCAGCATCCCGCGCCCAGGCGGAAGTGTTTCGCAGTTACATTATTGCCATTGCCAAGCAGTTTTTAGGCGTTGAGCTTTCCGGCAACCCTATCACCTTACATACCGCTCATGGTGATGCTGAACTTCGCTTCCTTTCTACCAATAGCAATACGGCCCAGTCTTATCACGGTCATGTTTATATTGATGAATATTTCTGGATCCCGCAGTTCGAGAAGCTAAACAAACTCGCGTCAGCAATGGCAACCCACAAGAATTGGCGGAAAACCTATTTCAGCACCCCATCAGCCAAAGGGCATCCGGCTTATGGGTTCTGGACTGGCGACAAGTGGAAAGGTGATAAGAAGGATCGCCAGCTCAAAGAGTTTCCAACTTTCGATGATATGCGGGATGGCGGTCGACTCTGCCCCGACAGGCAATGGCGCTATATCGTCACCATTGAAGATGCCGCCAATGGTGGGTGTGGCTTATTCGATATCGAAGAACTACGCGACGAATACAGTGAAGATGATTTCAACAACTTGTTTATGTGCATATTTGTTGATGATTCACAATCTGTGTTCAAGTTCGCCCAGTTGGAAAACTGTGGAGTTGATTCAGCCAGCTGGCGCGACTTCAAGCCGAAAAATGTACGGCCTTTTGCCAACCGGGAAGTATGGCTGGGTTACGACCCTGCCCGAACCCGAGACAATGCGACTCTGATTGTGTTGGCTCCACCTCAGTTTGAGGGTGAAAAATTCCGAGTACTGGAGAAGCACCATTGGCGCGGGCTCAACTTCCAACACCATGTAGAGCAAATTAAGCGTATTTATCAGCGCTACCACGTAACTCACATTGGCGTTGATATTACCGGCATCGGTGCCGGGGTATTCGATTTACTTCACAACCTGTATCCAAGGGAGGCCCATGCCATTCATTACAGTGTGGATAGCAAGAACCGGCTGGTTCTGAAAATGATTGATTTGATTGAAGGCCAGCGAATTAGTTGGGATGCAGAGCACAAGGATATTGGTGCTTCATTCCTGGCTATTAAGCGCGGGGTTACTGGCAGCACTAACCAAATGACCTTCAAAGCCGATCGCACCGAAAGTACAGGCCATGCAGATGTATTCTTTGCAATTTCTCATGCTGCGGCCAATGAACCCTTAGACCATAACACGAAACGGAAATCATCATGGATGACAATAGCAGCGTAACCAAAGACGCAGATAACAGCGAAACCAGCACCAAACAGCCGCTGATGTTTTCATTTGGTAATGACGGGTGGGATTCGGCTAGCGGGTTCGACATGCTTAACTGTTTAGATGACAGTGGCTGTATTTTTTATGACGACTGGAACGAGTTTTGGGTTCCGCCGCTTGATCGCACTTTATTGCTTAAAGTCAGCAAATCAAATCCGTATCACGGGCCGATTATATTTAGCCGGCGCAACATGGCGGCAGAGCAAGTTCAACTATCACCACTAATTAAACGCCATGAGTATGAAGCATTTCTTTATAATTACTTGATGTTTGGTGATGCTGCACTGCTAAAAATACGGGATCGCTTAGGCCGCGTTATTGAACTGATTTGCCTTTCCAGCATTTGGCTCCGCGTATGCAAAAATGGCAGTTTTAAATACATGCAACGCGATAACAAAGCTAAAACCTATTCCGCCAATGACATCATCTTCATTAAGCAATACGACCCGTACCAACAAATTTATGGTATCCCCGATTACATGGGTGGCTTGCAATCTGCCATGCTAAACACCGATGCAACCCTGTTTCGCCGCAAATATTATAAGAACGGCGCTCACTGCGGTTTCATTTTTTATGCCACCGACCCGGGGCTAGATGCAGATAAAGAAGAAGAAATGCAGAAAGCCATGAAAAGTAGCAAGGGCGTGGGCAACTTCAGCAGCATGTTTATCAATATCCCCAACGGTAAGCCGGATGGCATTAAGATCATCCCTGTGGGTGACATTGCCACTAAAGATGATTTTACCAGTATCAAGTCAGTAACAGCGCAAGATATGTTGGCGGCTCATCGGTTCCCATCATCTTTGGGTGGCATTATTCCATCAGGTAATCAGAACCTTGGCGACCCACTCAAGACTGATGAAGCCTATAAGAAGAACGAATCTATCCCGCTGGCCAGAAAGACTATTGATGCGATAAATAGTGATGGTGATATTCCAAAACGTCATTATTTATCATTAGTTAAAGTGGAAACACCAAAAGCAGCATAGCTGTATAAAAACACAGTCATTTGCATTACTATTGACACATCAGATCAAGTCAGGGGTGGTTCAAATGTCGATGCGGATTAATTGCACTCAGTGCGGGTATAAGGCCCGAATTGAAAAAACGAATTGGTTTACGAGCCGTTCGGCTGATTTATATTGTTCCTGCAGTGATCCAGAGTGCGGCCATACCTTTGTTATGTCGTTAGGATTTAGCCACACTCTCAGCCCATCGGCAAAAGACACTACCGAACTGGTTACCGCCTTGGTCAAAGTGATGTCACCGGAGAAGGCAAGACAGCTTCATAGTCAGTTATCAATATTTTAACCCCTTCGACCTGGGCAGCATCAAGCTGCCCTTCTCTATTCAGCATCTGTTTTCAATAACTAGCGCGGTTTCATCCAGTTGTTCTACAAGTTCCTTTAGGCCTAAAAGTACTTCTGGAGTGAAATGCTCGGCCTTATCTGCCAAGACTAAGCTAGCCAAATAGATACCTATCGCACTTTTGTTCTCATCACCCGTATTCTGCACAACACTATCGACAATGAATTCAATAGTTTCCATAAATTGTTCTTCGTTTTTCATCAGCACAGCCAACCTTAAAATAGTACTGTGCAAATATACAGTAGTTTTACTGTAACTGTACAGTTCAGATGGTTTAACGTAATCACAGAAACAGGCTATCACCGTTTAAAAATGCAAGCGGGTTATAGATACAAGAACTCCAAGTATTGTTAACACTTGGAGTTTTTATTTTTGAGGGGGGCTATTGTCCT